GGGACCGAAGTCCCCCTTTTTTGTTCAGTCTTCCGCGAACTTTTGGAAGAACGCAAGGTCTTCGTCTTCCTCATCACTTCCAGACGTGAACTTCGGCTCCGGTGCTGCCTCACGAGCGGGTGCAGAACGCTCCTTGAAACGAGGCGTGTATTCCGGTTCCGAATCTTCATCAGCCGCCCGGTGATCGATCACCGTTACGCGACTTTCGTCAAGCCCGAGTGCGCGGTGCAGGCGAGACTTCAGTTCATCGTAACTCTTGAACTTGTCAGGCGAGATAAGCGCTTGAACCGAATGTAGAGACTCGAGTGCTTGTTCGAGAACCGCTTCGTTATCCGAGAGAGGCGCAGGCGACAGGAACTCCGACTTGTCGTAGTTCTGGTATCCTTCGACCTTTCGAATCTTCAAAGCGAAGTTGGCGCCGGTGAAAATGTCAAACGGGTTGAACGGCTTTTCATCGGGGAACTCGGGGTTCATCGCTTCCGCGATCTTGCTGTAGATTTTCTTCCCGAACTTGAAGAGGAAAACCTTCCCTTCGTTTTCGGGCTTGGCAGGGTCGCTCACAACATAGATGTTCGCGGTGTAAGAAAGTCGGCGCTTCTGCTTGCGGACGATTTCCTTGTTCGCTTCGATTCCGGTGTTCCAGAGTTTCGCGTTGTATTCGCTACACGGGTCGGGCTGGTTGATAGTCGTCAACGACTTCTCAATATACCACCCACCCGGGCCCTGAAACCCGTGGTCCCAAATCCGAACGTAGGGAATGTCTTCGCCTTCGGGTGCAGGCATGAAACGAATGACTGCGTATCCGTTGCCTGCCTTGTCGACAGTCGGCTTCCAGTACTTGTCTTCTTCGTCGTTGGATTGGTTACCACCCATCTTGGTGAGTTGGTTCTTGAGTTTCTCAAAGGAAGACTCGCGGTTTTGCTTCAGTTTATCGAGATATGACATTTGTATTCTCCGTATGGTTTTCGTATGCGTTGTATCTGTCTTTCAGTATAGCCTTCATCTTATGTCTGTCATACTGTAGAAAGGGGCTATACTTCCTGACAATCCTATTTATGCGCGGCCACAAAACAGTATCCGCGATGTTTTTCTCCCAGTATGGAAGAAAGTTCACCAGGTCATTGAGGATGACCAGGGTTTCGAGACTGACCTTCTTTCTCTGAAAGAGTCTCAAAAGGTGAGGGTGTTGCCCCCGCGTAACCAGAAAGTTCGAATCGAAGTCATCGTTCATATTTCTGATTTCATTTTTGAAAGTGTATCCCATCGACTGCGTTCTTGTCAACCAGTCTCGGTGGATTCTTTCGCCCTTCTGCTCTTCGATCAAGTCTCCGATCCACTGCCCGGAGTTGGTCACGAAGTTTGACAGAAGGAAGGTGTCGTAGTCGTCTTTCTTCGCGAGTCTGTAGAAGTATGGCTTGTCGTTTCGGTTCTCGAAAGAACTGCGAGTGACACGCATCTTTCCTTCATACTTGAAGTAGTCGTATGACGTGTTGAAGTGACTCTTCAAAGCGCAGTACTCACGATACACTTCAAAGGCTTTCTTGTCACTCATGTCGTCTCCTTCATAGAGGGAGTTTGTTCGTTTTCTCAAGCAGATTCATGTTCTCGGCGTCTTCCTGAACCTTATACTTCAGGACGGAAGACCTCTTGATGACTTCTCCGACCAACTCGACTTCCAGCCCGTTTCGGTTGGAGTATTCGATGATGGCTTCGATAGGCCCGATACCGGCTTCGAGCATGTGACGGATGCCCTTCAGTATCTTTTCTTCGTTGATCGTGTTTACGACTGGTTCAACCATTTAGGACATTGTATCCTTGTGCCCAATCTTCAGCGATGGCTTCGACCTGTTCGCGCGTCTTCCCGAGATAGGCTTCTCGCTTGAACATGTTTCCCGCGTTGTCGTAAAACTGCGCATAGTAGTATCCGCCGTCGGGATTGATTAGGACTTCTGCGCGCGCCGACTGTGCGTTTTCCTTGAAGTATGTAGATATCAGCATATTCTCTCCTGCTTTGTGAAGAACCCCAAACGGGCAGTTCTTAGATGCCCGTTGGAATCGTCGTATGAATCAACCCAAACATATCCCATTTGTCTCAGGTAGTCAACAGTTTTTTGCTCTGTGTCTGCCCAGACCGGGATGAACTCATCGCAATCGGGGTCGGGGGAGTCGCGAAAGTGTATTTCGATGCACTTGTCTCCGATGGTTTCAACGTTGACCGTCTTGAAGTCTTCCATCGAGTATATAAGTCTTTCGCGAAGTCTCACCGGAAGGGTGTAGACGTGGCTGCTTCTCACCCATCGCGAAAACTTGAAAAGAGGGTCGGGTGCTTCTCGGAAGGCTTCGAAGCACGAGGTCTGGGTGAAGACTTTGCGCTTTCTGCCTGTCACCTTGTATGTGACGGAATGTTGCGCCCCTTCGAACCATTCACACCAGAAGTAGCCAGGTTCAACAGCGGACGCATCCCCTTTTTCGATCCACTGTTTCCTTGCGCCGACTCCCATACCGCCTATGTTGTAGACAGGGCGGACACAGTAGAAACCTGATTTCTTGGGTGCGACTCCGGAAGGGCCCGAGTCGTAACCCAAGAAAAGTGAAAGATGCAACTTGTTGAACCAAGGGCGCAGGTTCGGGTAGGCGTACCAAGTTTCTGCATCTTCCATCATTGCGCCTACAGGTTGGATACCATTTCTTGAGTCTCGCTCAAGTTCGGATCAGGAACCAGTCCATATTCTGACAGGATGCCACCTTCGCCCGCGATGTCGTCACTCACAAAGAAGTTGACATACTCACGAAGCCCCGGAACCACATCAAGGTGAGCGTTCTTTAGATAGAAGAACAAGGGGCGACTGACGGGATACTCACCCGAGGCTATCGTTTCCACACTCGGTGCCACGCCGTCGATTTGAGAGACTTCGAGTTCTGCCATGTTGTTCTGGTAGAAACTGTATCCGAAAACCCCGACCCCGAACGTGTCAGTAGATAGACGCGCCAGAGTCTCAGTGTAGTCGCCGTCGATTTCAACAGCAACACCGTCAGTCCTTATAGAACCGCATGTGTCTTTCTGCTCATCGGAAAGGCTATCGACTCCGAGGTATTCCTTGCAACCTTCCATCATGATCTTCAAGTCGAAGACTTCTCGGGTTCCGTGCTTCGTGCCCGGAATGAACATCAGGATTTGTTCGGAAGGCAGCGATGCATCAATGTCACTCCAAAGAGTCGCCGTGCTGTCTTCGTGGATAGCCGTGAAGATTTGAATGGTGGTCAGATTTTCGATGTTGAGTGTGTCGATGTTCGATGCGAACACGATGCCGTCATACCCGATTCGAACTTCGGTGACTTCTCCGATGACGCTTTCGCAGTTTGCCCACTCCTCTTCCTTCATTACAGAAGACGAGTTTGCGATGTCAACAGTGTTTTCCCCGACACCTTCACAAAGACGTTGCCGCCCTGCGCCTGAACCGCCTCCTTCAACAACGGGAGCAGGATAGTCGAAGTTTTCACCAAACGTCTCTGCGACAATCACTGCGTATGGCAGAACAGTCGATGAGCCGGTTATTTGTATGTAGTCCCGCGCGAAGGCGGTAGAAGCACAAAGGGCAATCAGTGATGCCGTCAATAGTGTCTTCATAGTGTCTCCTGTCATCATGAAAGAAAAATGCGGGGTTGACCGTGACCCCGCGCGAGGCTATTGAGCGCCCATCCTATTCAAGATCAGAACTTCGCGGCGACCGCAACGACCAGATTGGTATTGGTCCATTCGTCATCGAAGGTCGCGTAAGTGTCGACAGTCAGAGCATCGATAGGCGTCTGATAGATCACACCAACATCGAGCCCGTTGTATTCGAAGTCTTCGAGGTTGAAGTCAGTTTCAGCGTAGGCGATGATGTTCTCTCCGAACGCATAGTTGACGTTCACATCCCAAGTCGCGGCGCGAGTCTCGGCTTCGAAGTCATACGAAAGTTCAACCGTGTTGTCGACATTGACACCAGTCGCGCCAAGTTCGAATGCAGCCGCAGGTGCAGCCAGAGCGATCAGAGCGGCGACGGTAATCATGAGGTTCTTCATTATTTTCTCCTAGTGGTTGTGTTGTCATTCACGAAACTGATGAGTGATTGTGCTGTTGTAATCAACTCATCGGCAGAATACATCTTGGGTGCTTGCTTGTTGATGTATTCTTCGATAGTCTTCGGAGTTGCATTTGAACTCCGAAGAATCTGCAGTCTGTCTTGGTATTCCTGATTTTTCTTGTTATAGTTCTGCTCAAGCATATCTTGAGCCATCTTCATAACATCAAGACGGACTTCAAACGGTGTCTTTGACATTCGTATCTCCAACTGCGGAACTTCGTTCCTCTGGAGTGAATGCAGTCGAAGCATAGACGGCACTGGTGTCTTGCCCCGCGGCATAGGCAGACTTCATTCGAGAAGTCATACTCGAGGCGGAACGGAACGTTTCTGTGACATTCGTTGCATTGAACTGAAGAGTGTTCTGCGGGGTGAACCCGAGCCCTTGCCCGGTCGCAAAAGCGTCAATGTTCGCACCGAGGAACATGAAGCCCCAGTTCTTTTCTTCCGACTTCTTGACCATAGCCTTGATGTCGTCATTTCCAAACAGGCGCGACATGTTTTCAGCGCCATCGGTCAGAATGACAATGCTGACGGACTCGCGGTCCTTCTTTTGCTTGGCTGACAGGGTTTCGTTGACCTTCATCATGACAGCCCCGATGGCGTCAAGAAGATTCGTGCCACCCGAGGGGCGATAGTTCCTGCGGTTGAGAGGTTCGACCTTCTTTACATCTTCACGGTCGATGACACAAGATACTTCAGTTCCGTTGAACTTGTAGAGGGAAACGAGGGTTTCGATGCCGTTGGCTTCTGCATCTTCCTCTTGCGACTTCAGATATTCGTTGAAGCCCGAGATAGTAGCATCAACGCGACTGCCCATGGAACCCGACTCATCGAGCACAAAGGCGATGTGTGAAAGTTTTGGATTTCTTGCGGCGCGCTTCGGATTGAAGGCTTCGACAAGGGCAGAACCCGACTTCGGTTGAATGGGTAGTTGCCCGACATTGGTAACAGGTGTTACGATTGTGGTGAACGAGTTGAGATTGATTGGCAACCCGCTGGTGTTTGGTTTGATGTAGGTCATGATTTTCCTGTGTGTTGTGTGTGAAAAGATGGATTCTGTTCCGAGGCTCCACCGGGCCCGAGAGGAATCAGGCTGCTAGAGCCAGAGCCTCAGGCTTTGCATTTGTGTTTGCATTTGTTAGGTCATTGCGTTAACCGAGCTTTCGCCGGGTAGTTCCATCCTGCCTAGTCCGCCTGTCGATCCCAAGTCAGCCCCGTCAAAAGTAAATTAAATGTTATGAAGATTATGATGGTCGTTTTCATAAGTATAAATTGCATGACAATTATGGCATAAAACTCTACACTTATTTAATTCTTCAATCAATACTTCCATACCCCAACGAGTAAGTTGTTTAGCAGAATACTTTGGATGCTTCGTCATAGGATCCAAATGGTCAAATGCTAATGCTTGTGGATGTTTATCGAAACCACAAATTTCGCATCCTCTGCTTATCTTATACTCGTTTAAGAACGCGCGTCTTTCTAGACCCTTGTCTTTCTTATATTGCTTAAAAACTTCTTTATCTGCAAACATCGTTTAATTTACTTTTGGTGGAGCTGCGGGGATTTGAACCCCGGTCCAGAACGTGTTCAGTGAACTTCATCACTACGATTCTATTTATATCACAACAGGAAGCGAAAGTCAACCCCTGTCGTATCTTCTCAAGACTTCTTCGCGAGAATAGATTTTTCGACTCGGAGGTTGCTTCTTCACAACCTCCACATCGTCTTCAGTTCTATCGGACTGCTCTTTCTCGGTCATTGCTTCTTGGTGAGTTTTCCAGTCTTGATGTCGTCAGCGATTTTCTTCATGGTCTCAAAGTCGATCATTGGCTGCGCCCACTTGTCGTCTGCTGCTGGCTTCTTTTCGTCTTTCATCTGTTCTCTCATTATCGATTCGAGTTTTTCTCTCAGAGACATCTTTATACCACTTTCCTGCTCTTCCTGCAACATCTTTTTGAGGGTTTCGCCGTATGACTTGTTGGCGTTGCCTGTGTAAATGGTGTTTAGATACACTCGCTCTGGCTCGCGCACGAGTTCTGTCACTCTTAGAACGGACATGGGCGGCAGAACGATTTCCTTCTCACCCGACATGGATGAGTTGTCCAAGATAGGTAGGACACGAGAACCCTTTGGTATGAAGATTTTGATTCGAGTTGTCGAGCCTCCGAACATCATTTCTGAATCTATCGTCGTGGAAAGGAAACCTGGGTCGATGACTTCATCCCCCACGTTGATTCCACTCCAACCGGGAACGTCAGCGTTTCTCCAAACCCATATCGGTTCTGAAATCCTTGGGGCATGTTTGTCGAAGAAGTCAATAAGGCTCATCGACATTTCAGTTGATTCGGTATTCTTTTCGTATGAATTTAGACCAGTTTCTGTCTTACTAACGGACCCTCTCATGAAACTGTTCATGTAACTGTAAGAAGAGCCTGTATAACTCACAAGAGCCTCAACGCCTTTCTTCTCTTCCTCAGTCAGTTTCAGTTTGCCCTTTTTCGGGAAAAACTTCTTGTTCCAATTGGCGACCTCGGGCATTGCATAGACGAAATCTATCATTTTTTCCGTATCACCACTGAGTTTCGCTGACCTGTAATTGTTGTCCTTGAAAATAGTTTCGTTGCTCGAATAGAACGGATTTTCCTTCGGAACTGCGATATTCGTTTCGGTGTTGAGTTTCTGATGTTGAGCAGAAAATGCCTTTTGCTTATTGCTGTCGGTCTTCAAAAACTGATTGTTGATAGGGTATATTTGAAACAACCCAGTCATGTAATAGGGTTTTGGTCTTCTGTATATGAAGTTGTCTCTGAACTTTAGTCTTTTGGTATCAACTTTGCCTTCATTAAAGAATCCACTGACGCTTGTTACCTGTTTTTGTATTTCAGGTGGCATAATGGCATATGCCTTCTCCATATAGTCCTTTAGAGTTTCTTCATCCATCTTTGCGATAACGTCAGTGTTAAAGGCTAGGTCCGATATCTCAATGTATTTTTCGTAAATCTTCTCTCCAAGCCCGGATACGAAATACGCGATTGTCGTTGTGTATGAAGGTGTGAAAATATCGAAATCCCCATCACTCACGTTGATCTTTCTGTTCTTTAGAAATGGGTTTTTCGAATCGACTGAAACGAGATTCAGTTCGCCCTTTTTGTGCGCTTCGAGTTGCGCCTCTATTTCTGCAATGTCTTCGAACCCTTCAGTCGTTTCAACATCGAACTTGTCGAATGCATACTTCTTGCTAGGCTTCAAGGATACCGCGAGTTTCTGAGCCTTGTAAGGTTCATCCATGACTTCGACATTCGATGACGTGAAAAGTTCATCGGCGGTCTTTCCTGTCGGATCGAACTCGAAGTGCTTCCAGAAGGTCGCGGTCTTGAATATGCTCTTGGGTTCCAGCCCCTTTTTCACAAGGAAGATGTAGTTCTTCGCCATGTCGGTTGTTTTCTGGACAGGAACGACTCGAAAGGTCTTGACATACGAAGTCTTCATAGCCCGAGAAACGAGCCTTTCGTAGGCTTCAGAGCCGGTCTTGCCGGGTATGTCTATGATGATTCCGTCCATCTTCGACTTGATAAACGGGTATGATGCTTCAACGAACTTGATGACTGTTGACAGGACTGGGCGAATGTCGGGTGGAGTCTTGAAGTTCCAGAATCTTCGGTACTGTTGGACCACTCGATAGAGGTCCAACCCATACACTCGGTCATACTTGGTGAGTACTAGGGAAAATCCGTAGTCCGTATCCCCCACCCGCGCGGTACCGTAAATCTGTTTCGGCATGATGGTGTCATCCGTCATGTAAAACTCGACCGGGGTGTTTAGGGATTCGTTTAGTTCTTCGATCATGTCTTCGGTACCTCTATTACCAGGGCCTTGGGGTTGACTCCGAGGTGAAAAGCAACATCCATACGGGTGTTTCCACCCATGACCCGGAGGTCGCCGTCTGGCATCCGAAGAACAATCGGCATGGTCATCGGAAGCCCACCTTCTATGGAACTATATAGGTGGGCGATAGTTTCTTCGTTCCGGTACTTCGGGTAAGAAGCGTATCCCCGGATCAGAGAAAGAAGAGACTCCCGACTCGAAGTCCGACTCCGGTAGGAAATCGTCGCATCGAGTTCGGGAGTGATAACGGTAGGAGTGCCGTTTAGCGCAGCCTTCAAGAAGTCTTCGAAAGTGGGGAAAGCGTTCCCCGTCAGTTCCTTGAGCGGCTTGATTTCATATTCGACACGATATTCGTGCTTCAGCGACTCCGCATCGGGGTGAACCCAGTTGTCATATACGATGTTGGCCATCTGTCTTCGATCCCTTCCGATTCGTCTTGATATCGAGCCATGTCGACCCAGACACTTGTATACGCTCTCTTGCGAGGCTTGTCAAGAGGATCGATGCTGTCCTTGAAGTTATCGTAGTCGATATCCAGAAGCCGTCGTGCAATCACTTCAGCGACCTTCTCACGGGGGACCGCCGCGCGCCAGGCGTAGTCTGAGCGGGGTACCTGATAAGGTTCAGCAAGAGGAAACACCTTTTCGATGTCCCCTCTCACCCGTGCGCGAACCATTAGAGAGTCAGAGTCGTCTCGGTTTGTGACCACCGAGAGCATAGCATCATTCATGAAAATCCACATGATATATCCATTTGTTGTTGTGTTAGATTTCCCAAGATACCGCAGGCGGAACGTAAGAAGCGATCTTGGCCCGCAAAGCGGCATTGAGAGTTTCGGGTTCGACAGGCTTCCCCGCCCGCTTGATGTAGACGTAGTTGGCTTTTTCGATGAACTCGCCGCCCTTGTCCGATTTTGTGATATCCGAGTCGACCTTGAACTTGTTGAACGCGAAAACGATGTCGCCGTCCATATACTTTTCGAGCGATTGCCCCATGTTGATGATGGTATTCATCGTGGTCGATGCACCGCGGTGGGTGTCAACCAGAATCTCGACTGGAACGGAACGCCCGCCTTCCTTTTGCCCGCGACTGATGTTCTGCGCCTTCGCAACTTCTATGTCGTTGACGACCCAGACGATATGAATCTTGCGCTTGTCGTATCCGAGGTCCTGAATCGGAAGAGTATACTTCTGAAGTTGTGTCATCGACTTCATGGTAACGTCGAAAATCAGGTTCGGCTTGCGGTCGGGCGCTGCGGTGAGAATAGACGTGAAGAGCGTTTGCTTCTTCTTATCATCAAGTTTCAGGTAGTCCCCGATGATTTCGTGGACCTTGGCGACGTTCTTTTCGTTTCCGTATCCCATGTTCTTCCCGAGCCACTCGAGGTCGTGCCCGGTTTCGTCTTTCACTTTCTTGACGATGGCAGGGGTCTTCGCCGCGACCTTCTTGAGTTCATCAACGTCAAAGGTGAACCCTTCGATGCCTAGAAGTTTGTCCTTGATGAAGCCCTTACCACTTCCTGCGCCGCCTGCCATGATGACGACATTCCCGAACTTTGGGTATGCCTGCTTATCGAACGTGATGAGCGCTTCGAGTAGTTCTTCGTTTTCCTTTATGAAGTTTTTTAGCGATAGCATGATTTCTCCGATGGTTAAGTTTCTCCCTTATTTATGGGATTCACGAACCACATAGAGAAACCATGAGTCGACTTGAGAAACGACTTGAGCGTGACATGGAATTTCACCGCCTGCATCGACCAGATGAAGTTCGACCTTTTCGGTGTTCACCTTTTCGTTTAGACACTCATACCAGAACCTGAGACGCGCGCCGCTGAGGTCAAGTAGATTCATGATTTCGCCCTTGATGGGCTTGAAACAGTTGCTGTCGACTGTTACTGTGCCTCCATTTTGAACGACTTCGAAGAGTGGGAAATCCGAGTACTTCAAGATTCGCTTTGTCACGATTGTTCCCTGTAAAAGATGTGGTTTCCGATGGTCACGGTGTGTTCATAGTGCGCAGTCCAATACGGATCAACGTAGTCGGCATGATACATGATTGCACCGTGCGTCGGGTCTTCGACAAAGTAGTAGAGGTCCAGAACGTTCCTCGCTACATCAAGAGACTCCTGCCAGGCTTCTTGGTTTCGAGGTGTATCGGAAACCCCATCGCAGAACCAACTGAAGGAACACTGGTGACGAATCGGATTGCCGTTTCGGTCAAAGTTTGCCTGCCGAATGACAGAACAAATATCATCGGGGTAGTCACTATGGATTGTGCGGTTCAAGGTCACCCAAGCGACCGCCATCTTGCCTTCGATGCTTTCGCCGCGGGCTTCATGGTAGATATTCAGTGCAACACATTCGAGTGCTTCTTGGTCGAAACCGGCGACTTCTGCGATGATAACATCAATGTCGACTTCGAGTGGTGCGCTCTCTTGAATCGTCACCGCCTCACTGTAAAACGGAGTGAGGCAGATTCCGAGAGCGACAAGCGCATTCAAAATCAAAGGTTTGTTCATGATTCTCTCCTTCAATGAAGGATTACACTTTTCACTGAGGATTGTCAATCGTCAACTTCGATGATACCGATGTGAACTAGAGTCGTAAAGACGATCAGAAAAAAGTGAATGAGGTAGTGGGGTGCAAGATAGGCAAGGGTCAGAAACTCACCCGTGTAGTAGAACACGAAACCCGCAGCCGCATTCAAGACCACACTGGTCCATCCCCGAACTACATTGGTTTTGCCTTCCACCAGACTCATGTCAAGCATTGTCGACAGAGCGCCGAAGCATATCAGATAGAAGAAACTTGACAGCCCGATGGTAAAGAGTTGAAGAAGCCCCAAAGAGTTTGGGACTTCATAGGACACACACAAAATCAGGATTGCTAGGATATAGTGCATGTCAGAACGGGAAATCCGGGCCCGGCGCCGTGGCGCTCGGATTTGTCTGCTTATCGGCCTCGGTATCGACCTTCTTGTAAAGGTCCAGAAGCGCAGCCCGAGTGTCAGCGTCAAAGCGGCTAACGCAGAGTTCGACCGCCTTCGCCCGCTTCCCGAAAATCGAGTTGGTGTGGACAATGTGGCACAGCCGACGGGTCGAGATCATTTCAGTGATGCCGCCGTCTTCATAGGTCTTGCGAACCACAGTCGACCACTTCACCAACTTCTCAGCGAAGTCGGCATCGGGTTCCCCGAAACGTTCCATGTGCTTGGTGACGATTCGAAGTTCGGTCTTGGCTTCCGGGTAGGGCTGTTCGATGGTGATGGTGAACCGCTCAAGGAACGCTTCGTCAATGACCGTCGCGGCGATGAAGCGCCCATCATCCGACCCCTGCCCCTTGGTGTTGGCGGTGGCGATGATGTTGAAGCCCGGCGCGGGGCGAACCACTTCGCCGGTCTTCTTAATCAGGAACGGCTTACCTTCAAGAATACCCTGAAGCGCCATCAGTTTGTTCGAGCCGCGGTCGATTTCATCGATGAGCAGAATGGCTCCGGCTTCCATCGCAGCAATGACAGGGCCCTTGGCAAACACGGTCGCACCGTCGACCAGAGTGAAACCGCCGATAAGGTCGGTTTCGTCAGTCTCGGGCGTGATTTGAACCCGGACAAACTTCCGCTTGAGTTCCGCGCAGACCTGTTCGACCATCATGGTCTTGCCGTTGCCCGAGAGCCCGGTGATGAAGGTCGGAAAGAAGGTGCCCGACTGGACAATCTTCTTTACGTCGGCGTAGTGCCCCCACTTGACATAGTGGGCATCAAGCGGCGGAATGTAAGCCTCGGTTTCCGAAACCGCGGTCGGCTTGTTTTCCACCAACGGCGCGGGGGCAGGCGCGACGGGCTTCCGAGCCTTGGGCATCGCCACGACATTCTCGGTAGCCTTGGCACCGGACATGAGCATCGCGAAGTCATAGAAGCCATGCGAAAGCTTCTGCCCCTTGCGGATCACGGCGAAAACGGTGCTGTCGGCAAAACCTTCAGCGGCTCCAAACTCGAGCATTTCGGCGCGCTTGAAACCGGTGCGCCCCGGAAACTTCTGAGTCAGCGCTTCGAGGTAGTTCTTCTGCTTGTCATTCATGTCGGAGTCTTTCTTTTCAAAATCACATTGTCTGTTTAGAGGCTTGACTGTGATTCGTCAAGCCATCAAGCGATGATTTCCGAAAACTTCTTCACAAGAAGCCGGGACTTGTCGCGGTTGTTGGTAGCCTTGGCGAAAACCTTGGCAATCTTGGCCGCGCTCGCTTCCTCGCCAAAGTCATAGTCGAGCCCGTCATCGGCGGACATGGTGCTCCGCAGAACAAAGAACCGGCGCGAGTAACCGAGCGAGTCATCCAGAACAAAGGCACCGTTCTCAGCGGCGAACTGAATCGCTTCCTTAGTCTGGTCACGGTCCTTCCCGGCCATGTGAAGTTTGCCCTGAAGCCCATACTTGCTTTCGATAAAGAAGTTGACGGTCTTGATACCGCGGTCGCGGTAAGCATCAAGGATAGCCGCGGTTTCAGTAGGACCGCCCGAGACTTCGAAGGGCTTACCGAAAACCGAAAGAACCTTCTTGTGACGGTTGTAACCCGTGAGCATATCAACACCCGACTTGGCCCTAAGCGAATCGCTATCCCCGTCAGTGAGAGTCACGAAAATCATCTTCTCAGTCTGGTACTTCGACATGAAAGCCTTAACGATGGGTTCCATGACCAGAAGTGCCGCGTTCAGCGGTGTGGAACCCATGGATTCGTCAATCGCCTTCGGCGCGGCTCGATGATCCGATTGCGCAAACATGCCCCTTTCCGACTTTTCATACTGCACCTTATTCAGGGCAGAACCGATCAAGTGGAAAATCCCAACACCATTGAAGTTGACGCGGGCGAACTTTCCCTTATCAGCAGCGTCAATCCGATTGTGCTTGACAGAAGTGTTGGTCGTAAACCCGTAAACATCGAAGGGGATACCAACCCGCTTGCAGAACTCGGTAAGGATCAGAGTTTGCCGCAGAACATCGGCGATGCTATCCGACATGGAACCCGAGTAGTCGACAAGCATAATCATGCCGTGGTTCTTTCCATCCGCAAGAGTGGTCACTTGCTTGAACAGATGGTCGTTGAACTTGTAGGAATGAAGTTTGTTGGTGTCCAGAGCGCCCTTGGTCGAAGTCCGAGCGCGAGCGAGACGGAAAGCCGCCTTGCGCATTTCGAACTCCTTGGCGAGGTTCGAAACGACCCGAGCGCGCTTCTTCTTGAACTCGGCGAACTTCTCGGCCGGGAAAGTGTAACCAAAAGCACGCGAGTGGTTTTCGCGAACTTCACGCGCCGCGATCAGTTCCGAGTTCGAAGTCACGATAACAGGAACAAGATTCGCGTCAAAGGGTTGAAGGATGACCTTATCATCGGTCTTTTCAACCAGTTGACTCTGGTTCTTTTGGAACTGGTTTTCGGTTTCGACCTTCTCAAGGTCACGCTCCGAAAGATTGCCTGTCGTGCCCTTGCCGAGGCTATCGGGTTCCGCTTCGGGCGCAAGCGCTTCAATTTCACCGTCTTCGGCGCTTCCATCCCCGTTTTCGGGCTCCTGCGGCGAGTTTTCTTCGCCTTCGCCCGAGGCGTCACCTTCGGCTTCCTCGCCCTTCTCACTGTCGGGCTTCGAGTCGTCAGCGGCGTCACCGAGTTCGCGCTTCGGCTTCTCTTCCGACTTCTCAGCGGGTTTGCCCGAGGCGCCGCCGTCTTCGGTTTCTTCGGTGCTCTTTTCTTCAGCCGGGGCGCGCTTAGCCTTTTCCGACTTCTGCCCATCCTTCTTTTGGGGCTCTTGCTTCGAGTTCGAACCCTGCCCCTGCTTCCTTTCCTGAAGTTTCTGCTTCATGAACTTGACCAGTTCGCGGCAGACGGCGATAACATCATCATAGGTTTCGACAGCCATGGCCATGTCGACCAGAGGCTTTTCATCCTTGGCAAAAGGAACTTCGACCAGAGCCCGCCCCTTCGCCTTGATGTTGAGACGGTCAAGAAACCCGAGTTCAGCCAGGTTCTTGCCCTTGATACCGAACAGGTCGCGGTCGAACATCATTTCGGTGTAACCCCGAGAGAAGCCGCCGATCAGCCCGGGGTATTCGTTGAGAATCTTCTTTTCAATCCGAATGTCTTCAACGATGTTGAGGTAGTCAGGCGGAATGCCATCAACATGCCAGTTTTCGGGCGTATAGAGCGCGTGCCCGACTTCATGCCCGACCATCAAGTCATAGAGGTCGGTGCTCATCTGCTTCCAGAGAGGAAGCCCGAGAATCCGGTTCTTGGTATCGAACCAAGCGGTCGGGAAGTTGCCGGTGGTGACCCGAATGTTTTCTTTGCTGAGCAGGCGCGCTAGGATGGATTTGCGATTCAGGATGTCAGTCATGTCGATTCCTTTCTTACGAATCGTTTATACGCGCCCGAGAGCAAGAAGTCAAGCGGTCTT